GGTTACTGTGATTCCTTTAATCCTCGCCATAGAAATCAATCACCCCATATCGCTGCTTTCTTAACCCAAGCCTGGCTAATTCTGAACGCTTAATAAAAAGCCCCCCACCGGGAACAAGATAACTACCCGACCAAGAATAACCAAGGGCAGATTGAGAAACTTGTGTCATAGGTTCGTTTTCAGTCGATGTAAGCAAGGTTCTAGCAACAATATCTACTACTACAGATTTAACTACATTTGCATAGACTGAATCCTCATCAACCATTTTATCTAAATCTTTACCTACTCTCCTTGCTTCTTCTCTTAGGGTATCAGATACTACAGGTAGGAGAGCATCAGCTCTTTCAGTTTCTGCGGGTGTCATAGATCTCCATAAATCCGTTATATCTTCAATAGTTGCGAAGTCCGCCATAGCCTCCTCCTTTCAAAAGAAAGGGGCTATCCGAAGATAGCCCCGTTAGGTTAAGATTTAATGTTAGTTGCTTTGAGCGGGTCTGTAACAGCGCCCTTGACAACTGCACCGGTTGCGTCAGCCTCAACAATGGCTATAGTGTCACCCACATCAGCGATAATGTCTGCGCTCTCTGTGTAGGCGTGCCAGCCTTCCTCGTCGTCAGCAACAACAGTGCCCTTGCGAGGTACAGTGCCGTTAAGCTTGATAAGATAACCGTTATTGGCACCGAGAGCCTCGGTAACGGTGATTGTTGTGCCTGCTGTGGAGCCTTTTGCAACTGTAAGGGTAAGCGGATCAGCAGGTTCCTCGGCGATTATTCTTGAGAAAGCAGCACCGTCAAGGATACCCCACCCCAGATAGAGTTCGCAGCGCAAATATACTTGGTTATGTCCTTTCAGGTCGCCCGCTTCTGCGTCGTTGTCAGGGTTACCATATTCAATTACCTCAAGCGGAATCTCTTTAGCATAACCCCATTTGAACGCGTTTGCGAAATCACCAACATAGGCGAGGCCGCGTTCTCCACTCATATCAGAAACAGTCTTGTTAATGTCGGTTCTTACTCCATTGATTGTTTCAGGATTCGCTCCCCAGGCCAATTCGGGATACTTTTTGACACCGTTTACCGTTTCGGCGGCCAAAGAGCTGGCAAAAGCAGGAGCCATAATTAATCCGTTTACCTCATAGCCTGCTGCCTGGACCTGAGCGACTGCCGCCTCAATATTGTCATCCGGTGTCGGGTTGGCTGATGAATAAGGCACTGTTTGAGTTACCGCATAGTCAAAGTGATTGTTACCAATAACTGTTGATGCTGTGCCTGTACGTGGATTTACCCCATGTAATGCCATTAAGTCAAGTCCTCTGGCTGCCTTTTTTGCAAAGCCTTCATTGAATGCTTTAAGGATATTAATTTTTTCTTCTTCTGCTGCATACATAAATTCGTCAGATACTCTTGCGCCATATTCAATCTTGATAGGTACAATAGTTACTGGTGCTACTGTAACACCGCCAACGCCTTTTGCTCCGCTTTCTGCTACAACATCAACTTCTTTGTCCATCGTAAATGTAAATTCTTTGTTGCCGTTAAATGCAACTGGTATTTGTGGTGCTAATTTTGCTAAAGAACTATGTCCTTTAACCTTATTGATTAAATCGCCTACTAATTGTGGGTCGAATAATGTTCCTCTTTCCAAAGCCATAATTTCATTCTCCTTCCAAACCTGATAATAATTTTTTATAAGGATCGTCATCATTTTTGGGTTCTGTATATTTGAGTGGTAGTGGTTGTTTCTGCGAAAAATAAGATGCCAGCGTTTCGGCATCTTTTTTAATATCTTGTTCAGATTCTCCGCTTAATCTGCCTGCAAGCTCTAGCGGTATACCAGCTTCTACAGCTATACGATACTTAACATTTTTAAGTTCGTATTCTTTGATAAGGTTATCTTTCTCGGTGAGCTGATCTTTATATTCTTTAAGTTCTTCAACAGTTCCCTCCAGCTCACTAAGCCTTTGTTTGAGCTGCTCGTTTTCCTCTTTTAGGCTGTTATAGTCCTGTGGTTTGGCTGCCTGCACAGCCTTTCCATGTTCCTTCATGATCTGGTCGATAACCTCTTTTTCGAGGCCCAAATTCTCCAAAAATTCTCTAGTCATGTTAATCCCCTTTCGTTTTGTTTTACGTGGCAACGCCCACGATAGGCCGGATGAGTTTAACGACTTCCCAGGTCGATTTATGGAATAAAAATAACAACCTTATTGGTTGCCTCTTCCATATCCCCTTATTTTAATAGCTTATTTTTTGCTTTTTAGGTGGTTTACTGCTAGAGGCTGCCCAGTGTGCCAAAATCATACTGTCCATCAATGCAATATCGTATTCTTCAATCTGTGACCGGTACCCAAATCCTCCACTTGACCCAATATTTCTTTTTTCGCAATTGGTAACTACCTGTGACAGCGAGGGCTGTTCTCTGTGTCTGATGGTCTGCTGGAACAATGCTTGCTCAAATGTAGAATTTGCTATAATGATTTCTTTCACCGTTGGAAGTATGGGCTTTTTAAGTCCTGCATCCTTCATTTCCTGAGCTAAAAGATTTTGTCCGCTGGCTCCATCCACTACTACCTCCTGAACATCAGCCTCCTTTAAGAATGAAATTATCCATGCGTTGCCGTTTCTGACGCTCTGACAGTCGATTGCTTCCACAAAAATATTGTCGTCTACAGTTTTGACTGCAATGCTCATGACAACGTTTACTCCATCGTAGCCGTATTTTATACCGACAAATAATTTGCCTTTTAATTTAGGTAGCGTGTCAACTTTAAGCGCCATCCATTCGTTTTCTGAAATGGCTGATTTTTGATTGTAACGGATCCACAGCCCCAACCTCTGAATGTTGAAGTCGATTTCATCATCGCCAACTTCGGAGCGGATTGTTCTTTCTGTAAGTCTTAGACCTAGACTTGGATTTGTTTCATACCACAGGTTAATATCTCTTACATCTGATTGTTCCTCTACACTCCATTCTGCCCAGCCAGCGTCCTCTAAATTGCCCTCTAAAACGTTGTTGCGGTACTTTGTGAAAACCGTACCGCTCGAATATGGTGTCGGCGGTGTTCCGACCATGATAATCTGCGGATTTTCGCTTGCGGCAATTGTGTATTTTAGGGCTGCCTCCTGGTCGTCTGTGTATTCCTGCGCCTCGTCAATGATAAGAGTGTCAAAACTTTCTCCCAGTCCTCCTGTTGTGGTTCGAGTTCTGAACTCAATCCTTCCACCGTCTTTTAAGATTATCTGCTCTCTGCCGATAGCTTTAATTTTTCTATAATCCTCACCTTCTTCCAGTCCAGCCTCTTCCATGATTTCAAGCAGCCTGTTAAAGGCGGCGGCACTTGTGGTTGTCCGGTGGGCTGTATGGAGGATTCTTTCGCCCCTTTTTAAACCCCGGAGTTCCCGCATGGCTATAACTTCGTTTTTGCCGTTTTGCCTGGGTACAGAAAACCCAAACCGCGTGTGGACCCATAATCCGTCATTATTTATCGCTAAAATTGCGTCCAGTAAATACTTCTGCCATTTGTACGCCGTCCTGCCCGATTCCCCGTAAAACTCAAGAGCTTCATGTGCTAAAGTCTTCTTAAAAGGTAGTATAACTTCCCGGGTAGGTTTTTGTCTCCCAATACGTTTATCCGGTTTTTTCATCGGTATTACTACCGCCATTGTTTAGTCCACACGTCCTGCCTTCTGCTATCCCCCGGGTCATATTCTACCGTGCATCTGCAGAAACGATGTCTGCGATATACATCTTTCGGAACATCAGGATAATCGTATACGCCTGCTATTGCGCTGCACCAGTCGCAACATCTCGGCTCTGCTATGCGAATTATTTTGGGCTGTAGCCCAAGCTCGTGATGAAAATCAGCGTTGGCCTTTACTAAATCGTCAACTGCGGCTTGTGTAAAATTTTTTACAGGCTCGTCCAAAATCCATTTTATGTCGTCAAAGACTTCTTCCGCGTCCAACCTATCTATTATTCCGTCAATTCTACTTTGGTTTAATGCTGGGACTTGTACTTTAATCCTCATGCCAGCTTTCTGGTTTAATAACTCTTGTACTATAACACCATTATCAATGACGATATTGTAATTGTTAACCATCATTGGTTCTACGGTCTTTTTTGCAATGTTATAGTACATTCTACCATCTGGCAAAATGTCACTTGATAGATTTTCCTGAAAAACTTTTGCAAGAATATCTCCAACTTCAATTGATAACTCATTGACTTCTCTATATGTTGCTTTACCTTCTTGTATAACCTGATATAAATCCTTAATTTTTTTATTTTGATTGAACTTTTCTTTGAATGCATTTCTTAACTTTTCTAATAGAGCAGGAGCAATATCGTTAGCCATTATTACCACCTTCTATCCCGGTTAAGTCCTCCAGATTTTCAACGTCAAAGAACCCCGGCACAGCCTGATTGAGTTTTATAGCCCCGTCTCCGATTACCGCTATAGCGGCTGCATCCGGCTTAAAGACGGGTTGCCATCTTGCCTTTGTTTGATATAGTTGATTGCGCCTGTAGGGGAAGTTATCTCTCAAACAAGCGGCTAAATACCCGGCGTTTAGAAAACCCAGAGCAAAATCTCTTTGGGCCTTTTCTGCTGCTAACCTTAATGTTTCGTGACTGGCTTTAATAGCTTCTGCGCTGGCCGGGTTATCGGTTGAGAATCCAAGATCATCTAATGTCAAGCCTGTTTCTCCCGCAAATCCGCTGGCAGCATTTTTAAGCTGTTCTGTAAACGGGGCCATTGACTGTTGTTGGAATTGTCCTAATGTAGGCTTGTCCCCGTCCTCATCTTTTGTAAACTGCAACATTGCCGATATGGTTGCTTTCCAGGCGTCCATAGGCTCTGCGTCTTGTGATAGACCGACAACGTACTTTTGAGGGAAGGAATAAAACTCTGCCGCTACGTCTGCCCTTTCCAATGTTCTTATTGCGTATCGTTGCCAGTACATTGCTCCTTTGGTGATTCTGGAACGACCAAACGGCCTGCTTGCATCTGGACGATGTATAATTGGTACTAACAAAGGATATGGTGCGTTGTTTGGTACCGATGATACCAATTGACCGTCAATATAATAATCGGTTCTGCCCGTGATAAAATACAATTCTTCAATCGGGTTACCTCGTTCGTCCCGGGATAATACAGCATATCCTTCAGTCAACATCCTGGTTATCGGATCCAAAATGCCTGTAGCTTCAGACCCCGGAATAACCTGCATGCGAGGAATATCCTCGTCTCCTTCGCTAATATAGATAAAGCTACACGAATTAATCAGGGCTGATAACATGGCATCATCGAACAGCACATCTGCACTGTTCATCTGAAAAATCTCGTTCAGGTTAAAATTATCGTTGATAAATTCTCTAAACACCAGCCTATCAGCTATACTATCTACTGCTTTAGCACACCAGCCCAAGGTGGCTTGATACCTCCGCCTTATCTGCGGGGGGATAGTAAGGCTGGGTTCAATCTCTTTGTTTTTCATATCGTATATTTTTTGCCGCTTTAATGCCCCAACCCTGTATTTTTCAAGTTTTTTTCTTAAATATTCTATGCCTTGCATTGGTTTATTCCTTCTTTCTGATTCGTAAAAACTAAAATATGTTAATATACTCCCATTCAATTAAACTGCTTTTAATTTTTTTACTATATTCTTCATTAGCTTTAAATACATTTACTATATTATCCATATCTCTTTTTCTTCCACGAATCAAAATATTTGTCTTACATTGATTTACACTCGTATCCACTAATAGAAATCTTTTGTTTATGCCTTCAAAGGAGTTTAATTCTTCTTCTGTTGGATATGTGGTAATATGGCAGACTTCATCATTTATCTTTAGTAGCCTTTTTGTCCATTCTATTTGGTCTTTTTTTCTAGCAAATTCATTCATATAGTCTAAGTCTGTAAAGTTCCTAAAATGGCTAATAGCATAGGTTGTTTTGCCAGATCCAATTAATCCACATAGAAAAATCACAGTTTTTTTCCTCATTTTCCTACTCCCTTCCGGCCTTAGGACACACCTTCGCAAAAAAATTTGTACA